CTGTGTTGCTACTGGGGGCTTACGTAGCGCTCTTAATTTCGTGCTCACTGGAACTACAGGTGGAGCTGTAGCGGCACCTCTCGTTTGTAACTACATAGACCAAGGTACTGGTACGGCTATAGTATCAACAAGTACTTTTGAATATACGCTTCAAACAACAACGCACACACAAACAAATGCCACTCAGGCAAGCGTTGTTAATATCTCATCAGGCATTGCATCAGGCACAACCCTGTCACCTGTAGGTACGGCTGAAAACCACATGTTTACTTGCTTGAAGCTCGCACCTAACGGCAAGGGAGTCGGTGGAGCCCATAGCAACGGAGCCTCAACGCTAAATATTTACTCTACTGGCTTGTATCAAAAGAAGATGACGGCCTTCACGGGGACTGGGACTTATACCTATGTTGGAGCCTATTTTGGAGACGACGTATGCTTACAAGAGGAAACGAAGTTAATATTTAACAACACCGCAACAGACTCAACAGCGTGGGTTAAGCCAGTTAAGGGAAATTACTATTACGCCTACAGCATAGGAAACACTGCCATTGAGCATTACGCCAACGGCGTGAATGTGTTCTCACAAACTGCGACTTTAAACACGAGTCAGGTAATACTAAGAACACTTGCAGGCACATCAACAAGCTATGCACGTGTGGGCGGAACAATCAACGTAAACACTACAGCTGTGGGTAACGTTGGTGCGGGTGAGGATGATTTAATAACCTACACGGTGCCCGCAAATACTCTTTCAACTAATGGAGACAGGGTTGAGTTTAAAATGGCAGGGACATTCGCTGCTAACGCCAACAATAAGCGAGTTAGAATTAAGTTTGGCGCTACGACGCTCCTTGATACAGCAGCCTTGGCCTTTAACGGTGTTGATTGGAGTGTAGAGGGAGCGGTTGTAAGAACGGGTGCTACGACTCAAAAGGCATATTGTGTGTTTAGAGCTGGGGCGACACTCACCTCGACAAGTGATTACACAACGCCTGCAGAAACGCTATCGGGCACGGTTGTGCTGAAGGCAACGGGCGAGGCTACCTCAAACAACGATATAGTAGAAGAGTTCCATACGGTGGAATGGCATCCGAACGCTTAAAGGAGATAAAATGCAAATACTAATAGACCAAACAATTCCTGATGAATATTTCGCCACCATCTATGCTGGCTTTAAAGAAGTAGCAGGCGACAAGGAAGATGAGCAAATGACTGATATAGAGCACATCGTTGCCTACATGAAGCTACAGTTTAAAGACGTAGTGAAGGCAGGGCTTGTTAAGATTGCTCAAAGATATGCAGCAGCAGCCGTACAATTACCAGAATTCTAAGGGAGATATATGGAGTATCAAAGAACAGATTACGTTGTAACAGAAGTGCACTTTGGAAAGGCTGTAAGATTGCCCAATGGAACTACAGTAACTCATATCATTGCTAAGAACGCTAAGTGCAAAATACTATATGATGGATGGACCTTTAGATGTACCTTTGATAGCGGCATGAGCATTTGCGTTCCAACAGCAAACGTCTCACAGTTTTGTGGAGATCCAATCTTTGCAACTGATGCAGCAAAAACTAAGAAGCACTTAATTAGGGAAAATGTAAAGTTTGAACCGGTTGGATAAGGAACGCTGGGCTCCTGAAGAGTGGGCCATTATTCAACGAGCCATTGAACTAGGTAAGACAAGCTCAATCAATTTAGACAAGGTCTTTTTTGAAGAACAAAAGGTCTTTAAAAACGACAAGGCACTTTATAAGGCAGCTTTGTGTACAAGGCGTGCTGGAAAGTCTTATCTAGCAGCATCATTGCTTGTAGAGAGTGCTATTACAAAGCCAGGAACAACGAGTTTGTACATTGCGCTTACTCGATCCTCAGCAAAGAACATCTTATGGTCAATATTGCCGGACATTACTAAGAAGCTTGGGCTTGTGGTAGATTTCAACGAAACGGATTTGCAGGCTAAGTTTGAGAATGGGTCAATCATTTGGCTCGTAGGCGCTGACACCAAGAACTTTATATCTAGGCTTCTCGGGGGTAAGTATCCCAGAGCCATCATAGATGAGGCACAATCTTTCAGGGAGCACATTAAGAGGCTTGTTGATGATGTACTTAGCCCTGCACTTCTCGATTATCGCGGTGACTTGATATTGCTCGGGACGCCTGGGCCTACTCCCAGTGGTTATTTCTATGAGGTAACGGAGAAGAGAGAGCATGGATTTAGTGTACATAAGTGGAGTGTGTTGCACAATCCGCACTTAGGTCATGCCCCTGAGTTCATAGAATCTATGTTGCAACGTAAGGGATGGACTCGTGATAACCCCACCTTCAGAAGAGAATGGCTTGGGGAATGGGTAGAAGATTTAGAGGCACTTGTTTACAAGTTCCGAATTGGGATAAATGAGTACCAAAATTTACCAGAGAATCACGAGTTTCACAGAATCCTTGGTATTGACTACGGATGGAACGATAAGACTGCCTTTGCAATGATTGCGTACTCGCCTAACCTGAGAGATATTTATGTAGAGCATGCAGAGGCGCACAGTGAGATGATTCCCTCACAGATTGCGGCAAAGGTGCAGGACCTCATAAAACGCTACAATCCCATTAAGATTGTGGCTGATACGGGTGGACTTGGTAAGTCGATCACAGAGGAGATGATACGTAGGTATTCTATCCCAATTCACCCTGCTCAAAAGACTGAGAAGATGACGGCCATATCTATTTTGAACGGTGAGTTTATCGATCGTCATTTATTTGTGCATTCCTCCTTGAATGATTTGAAAAAGCAATACCACACACTAGCCAAAAATGATCTAGGACAAGAGATGGCCGGACAACCAAACGACCTTGTTGACGCAGTGTTATATAGCACACGAGAGGCGAGGGCTTATGCGTATGAGCCGTTGAAGCCCAAGACCTTGACAAAAGAAGAAGTTTGGAAAGAAGAAGAGGCCGAGATTTTGCGGCGACTTGAAGAGTCTGTTATAAATAAGAAGATGGGGGAATGGTGGGAGAAATAGAAAACTTAGAAAATTTACTCTTAGTGCTTCGTAAGCATGGAGTATCCAAGTATCAATCCCAGTCCTTTCTAGTAGAATTCTCAGATAGAGCAGCCTTTAAACAGCCGCTTGTAGATAATGCCCATGGTCTAGAGGAAAAACCGCTTAGTTCAGCCCAGCAAAAAATCGCAGATGATGATGTCCTCTTTTACTCAGCTAAATAGTAGGAGCGATCAATGCAAAAATGGTGGGAACAAGAGAAACCTCACGACGCTATTCTTGGAGTTGTAAAATACCTTGATGAATCACAATCATCTCGTGCTGAAGCGAACCTTCGCTACATAAGGCTCTACGGAAATAACGATATGCAAGGTTTGGGGTACAATACGTACTCTCGACTTGCAGATGAGGCACGTGATTCTCGTGTAACTCTTAACGTAATTCAAAGTTGTGTTGATTCTGCTGCTGCAAAGATAGCTAAGAACCGTCCCAGACCCTTATTTTTAACTGAGGGTGGAGATTATTCACTTCAAAAGAAGGCAAAGCAGCTAAACAAGTTTGTTGAGGGGCAGTTTTACGCCACTCGCGCTTATGAAAAGGCTTCTAAGTGCTTTATAGATGCTGGAATTACTGGAACTGGCATTATGAAGATCTATGCAGATGGGTCAGAGATCTGTGTTGAGCGAGTTTTGCCAAATGAAATCATAATTGATGACCGAGATGCCTTATACGGCAATCCAAGATGCATTTATCAGTGCAAAACAGTGAATCGAGACGTGCTAAAGGCGATGTATCCTGACGCTGAGGTCTTTATTGATCAAGCAAGCTCCTCAAAGAGTGGCTATGGGCTTGGATATTACGATCCGTCTCAGAGCGCTGATCAAGTAGGTGTTGTTGAGGCATGGCATTTACCCAGTTCTAAAGATAAAAAAGACGGCAAGCATGTTATTTGTATGCAAGGATGGACTCTTTTTGAAGAGCCATGGGAGAAAGACTATTTTCCCTTTGCATTTATTAAGTGGAATCAAAGGCCCTTTGGTTTCTTTGGCCAAGGCATAGCAGAGCAACTTCGAGACATCCAAATAGAGATAAATAAGCTTTTAATAGGCATACAAAGAGCCCATCACCTGGGTTCAGGATTTACAGTGTTTGTAGAGCAGGGTTCAAAGATCGTTAAGAGTCACTTCAATAACGATATAGGGAACTTTGTTAGTTATTCAGGTGTGAAGCCTACTATTGAAGTATTCGCTACGGTACATCCTGAGATATATGCCCATTTAGAGCGTCTTTATCAAAAGGCCTTTGAGATTGTTGGTATCTCCCAGCTGTCAGCTCAGTCTAAGAAGCCTGCTGGCCTTGATTCAGGGAAGGCTCTTCGTGAATACAACGATATTGAATCAGAGCGTTTTGCAATTGTTGGACAGGCTTGGGAGCAATTCTTCTTAGACATAGGTGCGCAGCTTATTGAGTGTGCAAAGGATATCTACAAGACGGATAAGAATTACTCAGTCATGGTTCGAGAGAAGAAGTTCTTAAAGACAATTAAGTGGGCTGATGTGAACATGGATGAGGATAAGTATCAAATGCATTGTTGGCCGGTGAGTCAGCTACCCTCAACACCCGCTGGAAAGCTTGCTGCTATCCAAGAGATGATGCAAGCGGGTCTTATTGATCCTGAGACTGGTATGCAGTTGCTTGATTTCCCGGATTTAGAGCGAGCACAGAACTTGAAGTTTGCAGCTCGCGAGTTGGTTCAAGACATTGTTGAGAAGATGGTAAACGAGGGAGAATACACGAGTCCTGAACCATTTATGGACCTGGCGTACTGTGTTCAATACACGCAGACTGTTTATAATAAGGCGAAGTTAGATAACGTGCCTGAGGAGAATTTGGAATTACTCAGGAGATTCATGGAGCAGGCTCAGTATATGGCCGCCCCGCCAGCTGAGCCCGTTCCCCAAGAGCAAATGATGCAACAACCGCAGCCAGAGATGCCTGTGGAGCAACCGCAATTACCACCAATAGCTTAAAAAAGAAGGATTCATGACTATGGAGAATGAACAAACACCAGCTACAGTTATATCTAATGGACAAGCACCAACACAGACGGAAGCGATACC